TAGTTTTCTCTTTTAAATCAATAAGGCGAACCATAAAGCGATATTGCGTACCAACTAAAGGTCGCACACTATCATGGTCGCCAACTTTAGTTGTACAAACTAAATCTATAATCTGATAGCCAGTGTTCTGTAATATACATGCAGTTTCGTCTAATTCACCACAACGTTTGCGTAGATTATTAATGATTGCCTCGAACCTATCTTCCAAGTTAGCTATTAATTCGTAGCCCACCTCTAAATCTGGGTTGTCATTTCTACCCCAAACCTCGATATATAGTTCTTGCTCCAATTCAGATTGAATGGAATTATCACCCCTCGTAGTTTCCCCACGAATAACCATGATAACGCCATTCTCATCGACTTTCGCCGCTTGTGGTCGCATAGCACCTAGCATGACATTAAATGCAGCACCGCTATTGTCGATAGTAGATTTAATATGTTGCATTAATTCTAGCCACATATTACCCCCTATAGATTTCAACAGAACGATATCCTTTGTATTCTGTAGGGTTACCTGTAAGCTGCCCTGGTGTTATTCGCGATTCCAATAATTTAATACGAGATTCATAGTATTCTAATTTTTTAGAATAAAAGTCATCCGTCGAACCATTACTAGTATAACTTCCTGGCAAAGCATACGATTTATTAACGCAGACTTCTCGATAGATATATGCAAGGACTAATTCATCGATAGTAAAACTACGTATAACTTTATCCTTTGACACACCTAATCTATCCGCAAGTACATATAGCCATTGTTCTGCTTTGGATACAGCGGCCTCTGTTACCTCTTGCGTTAGCAATTCATCCCCTAATAGGCCGGCTATATCTTCAAAATTATATAGCATACAGTACTCCTTATATTTTAAAACTTAGCGTAATCTCATCTTTTACTAGCCCTTGTGCCACATCATCTAGTGCAATATCGGTATATCTGGAAAAAATACTAGTAATATTTGAGACATTATTTTGCAACGCTTCATACAAAAATGGATCTGGGGCAGTCCCAGGGTGAACCACTTTCCTAGCAAATATAAACCCATTACCGCCTTGTGGTACGAATCTCAATATCTTCTTAAAATGCGGCCGAATTACATGTGCTGGTGTCCCTGCATGTACGAAAGGGCCGTATTTAGCGACATCACTATCAATAAATACAACCCCTTGCATTCCACTATTAGAAATTCGATAATCAACAGCCTTTTCTAGATTCCCTGTTCTCGAGGTAAATCTATGTTTCTCCTGTGCAGTATCTCGAACTTCAATAGTACTCGCTTTTACTGCCTGACAAATACGCTTGTTGAAAATATCCTGGCTATTCACCGGTGCTTATTTTTTACTACCACCTTTACTGCCTTTTGTAGGCTTTTCAGGTGGTTCAGTATCTGCAGGTGGTTCAGTATCTGCAGGTGGTTCAGTATCTGCTGTTACGATTTCGTATCCATGGTCCGCAAACCACGCAATATGATTAGCATCTTCAGTAAATCCTTCACCATTAACAAAAGGAACATTGCCAGTTTGTCCTGTATAATCAGGCACTGGAGATTTTATAATCGGCATATTGGGCCTCCTTATTTAACTTTAATTTTGCGGAATACACCTGCAGCTTTAGATGCTTTTAATGCAACCGCGGCAACCATTTCGACCTCGCCTTTCTTTACAGCTCCGGAAGAGGTGAAGTCAGGGAGCCATAAGTTAACCACATTATCGCCCGCAAGAGATACGCCGTGGAAACCATCGAGGCCAAGGCGTGCGACATATAAAGAAGTTTCACCTTGACCATTAATACCTACTACAGGATCATTGCTACCAGCTTTGGTGCCAAGGTCAACTAATGGTGTAATGCCGTAATATTCAACTTGTTGTCCGAATTCATTTAATTGAGTAGAGTACATCGCAGAACGTCTAGCTACTGCTCGAATTTTAGCAATCAATTTAGAGTTGCCCATAATGGCAGATGGCGCACCATCCAAGCCTAAAAGGAATTCATCGAGTTGGTCTAAGAATGTCTTGTAGTTTGCATCAATAGCACCACTATCAGACAAATCGATAGCTGCTGTAGGTGTATATTCAGTAGAAGAACCTAAAAGCGCCTTGTCTAAACCATCAAATGCTTTAGCGTTGGTACCAGTATCGCCATTAATAACTGTGTCATTAAACAATGCAGTTGCAGCCTTGACCTTTTGCTCGATTTGTAATGTTACTTCATCAACAATACCGCCCATTTTAGCGATTACACGGTCGATTTCAAAGGATCCGCCAAATACTTTCAAATCAACAGTATGACGTTTACGAGTTACACTTTGAGGTGTGTATTCAGCATTAATATCACGGAAATCTGCAGTTGGTTGTGTTAATAATCGAGTATAACCATAGGTTAAAGTCCCGCCACCGCCAGTAGGAGATACAGCATCATCAAATGTTAAGTTTTCAAATAAAAAAGACGATTTACGGAATTCATCAATAACTCCCATTTGTAAATCGTCTTGTACGTTAAGTTTTGCTTCAGCTAATGTAATTGGCATTAGTTTATTCCTCCGTTATTAGAATTTATAAAATTTATTGGGTTTCAATAGCAGCCGCTACGGCCCCTTTTAAACCTACTGGCTTATTACCGCCAGAATTGTTGCTTCCTGCACCGCTTGTGCCTGAACCACTTCCGCGTTTTTGTACATCTTTAATTGCATAATCTTTACCTTTTAGCCATTCATCTACGCAATCGTCAACAGTTCCGCTAGTACCATCAGGCTTAATATATCCATAAGTACCATCTTCGTTGACTTTGATGTTACCAACAATCAGCTTTGAAAATTCTTTAGGATCCATAGCGTTACGCTTCGTCAAAGAATCAACCACGGCTGCAGAAATTTCAGACTGTACACGTTGTGCATCAGCATTTTCTCTTGCTTTACGCTCGGCCTCTACAGAATCCTCCAGGGTTTTAATTCGTTGCTGCATAGCTACAATACCTGCATCATCTTTAATCCCTGTAGAGGTGATTTTTTCTAGCTTGCCTTGCGCATCAGCAAGCTCACGGTCGGCGATTTCTTTTGCCGCTTTTGCTGCTTTCGCCTCATCATTCTTGGCATTAAATTGACTCTTGGAAACGTAGTTTTCACCATAATCCTTAGTCACTGCCTCTGCTTGTTCCTCCGTTAACCCTAACTTAATTAGTTCCTCTTTTGTCATCTGTATGACCTCCTGTAAAATAAGCTTTCCCTCTTCGCTTTATTTTCGTGAGCCACACCTCACGACCGCGGTCTTGTTCTTTTACGCCTGCAATACTAAAAAGGCAAATAAAAAAGCACCTGCATAAGCAAGTGCTTGATTGATTAAGTTTTAAATTTCTCGTATTTCTACGATTTCACTGGCATACAATTCATATTCGCCAACATATATTGATGCTTCATCAGGCTCATTATTCACGCCCGATGTAAACGAATCCAATTTGCCGGTAATAATGTCACCGTCAACGAATCTGACTGCTACATTTTCTGAACGAATCTCATTATAGCGTTTATAAAGTTGTTCTTCTGTCATTTTCGTTCACTTCCTTTTGGTACTATATGAATACCCTTTCCTGATACATGTACAGTTGCAAGGCTTGTTTTCTGCTTTGTTCCTCTACTTACATTTACATCATACCCAATATGAGGGGATATATCAACCATTATTTTATGATTCCAATCACCCTTCCGAGTAAATCTAATACCACCATTATAAACGGATTCTCGTATGGCCTTTATAACATCAGCATGAGGAATTTCATAGTTATAATAGCTTTTATTTTGAGTTTCATCGTAAAGCTTGCCACCTTTTATATGCATGCTTTGCCGCATCACATAGCTGCTATTAAAGTACGGTGAGTTAATGTAATCAATAACACGATATCTAACATCATCTATTGTTTCAAACTCCCGACGTTTTGCAAGATCCTCAATATTAATTTTTCCATTTTTAATATAATCTTTCAACGACTCAATAACAGGAAGTCTGCTTTTGAATATAGTGCCATCCCAGCCCCTAGCTTCCTCAGTCCATGATGCATGCCCATTCATTACCAAATTGCGACCATTTACGCCTAAAATGCGCTCTTGTTCCCGCTTTGGTAACGACTTCAAGTACGCTAGCCCTCCAGCTTCTATATTTGGCTTGGCTAATGCGGTATCAATCATGCCTTCTATAATTGGCTTAATACGGCATATACAATGCGGATGTGCAGGTAAATGAGGAAATTTATCTTTAGGGTAAATACCTTTTCCAAGTCCATACAAATCAGCATTTGCATATACATCACATATATCAACCACAGGATGTCGTGTACTCAATTTCCATTGAAATGCAACTACATCAGGATCATCCATATGTCTTGCAATCTCACCCTCTGCATATGCACGAGCCCTTTCAGTTCTAGCAATACGTTCAGCATGATAACGAGCCTTTTCCTGCGTCGCAACATATATGGTATGATTTAAAGCTGCTGTATTGCTCTTTTCAATAGCATCAATCAACTCACTATATGCGGCTTTAAGTCCCGGAGTAGTTTCTTGCTCAACTAATCGACGGACTTTACGAAGCTGATATTTAAGCATATCTTTCCCAGCTTCATCATTAGGCAATGGAATAGACAACTTGCGAAGCTTCTCCAAAAAATCAGGTAATTCAGCTTTTGAAATAACAGAATTACCACCATAGCCATCGAATATAGCCTTTGCTGTAGCTAATGTATCCTGCCCTTTCTTCATTGCGTCGTATATTGCTGCTGTAACATCGTTTTTGACACGACTAGACGCATTATGTAGCCGTTCAGATAAGTTTAATCCATCAGGTGCCCATGCCTTTTGCATTGCCTTTGAAATGGTTTGTAATTTATATGGCATGCCTGCGATTATTGCACTTTTAACTGCATCACTGGTTACACCTATGTCTACACCATATCCCCTAGCACACTCCTTAACCAACTCATTGATTAACGTGTCTTTCATTGCTTCCATTACAGGATATTTTTTATATGCTTCTTTAACAGCATATTTAGGCGTATGCCCTTCGTCTAATAATCGACGTACTTCGGCTTCAAACTCATCAATTATATCGCGTATGACACGTTCGGTATGCTTATTCATCTAGTCGCTCACTATTCTCATCCGGATTTTCTCCATTTGAATACATGTCATCTAATACTTCTTGCTGTGCAGTAGCTTCCACTTCTTTAACAATGGCATCATATACATTGCCGTCAATATTAGGCATATATCCATCAAGGATGCGTTTAAGCACTTCAACATAATATGTTTTAGATTTAAACCCTAAATCAAGAGCTTGTTGTCCTTGAGATAAGCAATCAGCTACATCATTAATGTCAAAGTCCCTTGGATATTCGCATTTATAATTCAACTGCTCGCCAGTCCACAATTCATATAACGCAATAATGGCTTTCTCTGCATTTTCACACTGTACAGCGAAGTTTGCTAGTCGTTGATTTGTTCTTTTGAATGCCCACTGCTTAGCAACCCCTGATTTTTCCTGCTGAACCCCTACTACAGAATCAACACCACCTATGCGGTACATTTCTTTAACTTCCGCTTCCTTTTCTTGCATGATGATCTGTGCCGGCCCATTATCTGGAGCAATAAAAGCAGGAGGATGACTAGCTTCTGATGGATATAGTAGTACGTTGTTAACGCCCAAGGTTAAGTCTTCTATTCCTTCATCGGATGGCATGGTTAAAGTAGAAAATGTTTGAGAGTTCAAAATTTGTGTCAATAAACTATCAAGATGATAGACTCTATAGTTCTTTTGTGCTAACGAATAGAACTCTGGATGCGGTAATATAGTTGTTTTCTTAGTGCTACGGCCAAACCATTGCACTACAGGGACACGTCCTAACCCATGTTCACCTTCATTAATAATGCCTCGCCCTTTATCACGAATAGTCCATTTTGTATCTGTCCATTCATAATATACTGTTGAACTACCTCCATTATCATCAGTAATAATCGTTCTATATTCGAATCTAATCATTCGACCTTTGTCATCCAGTTTCCAACCAGTCACATTACTAGGTTCAACTGAAGTTAAATACGGTAACCGTCTATCACGTACATTATCAGCCAAACTTTCACCAAATTCTGCTTCATTGTTAACAATGACATACACAACACCATACATTTTGGCAATCACAGCTTGTTGCTGAATGTATTCTTGTAATGATGTACCTAATCGATCTGCATCTTTTAAAAATACTTTGAATTTAGCCGTTTCTTTATACTCTCTTCGAATTTCATCATTAAAGATAGGATCTACATTCGCATTAATAATCGCTGCTGTATGATTAGAATAGCTTGATAACTTTTTACGGAAATTATAATTGTCTATGCTTTCTCTTGGATGCTGTTTTAAACCACGACCTAAAGAGAATAATCCGGACCCATAGTACGCATCATGTAATAACTGGTATGCATACTTCTGTTCGTTTGTAATAAACATATAATGAAGTTCCTCCTAATAAATATCAGAATTGATGGATTTAATAACAGGCGCATTCAAACGTTCAACAACGCCTGTCGTTGCGTCTTGAGCATCATCATGTGCATTCTTGTTTTTTCGTTGATACTTATACATTGATGTATAGTATTCTGGCCAGCGGTCTCTAAAGTTAACTGGGAATAAAACATAATCCATAACTTGTGTAGAATTCGATAATATCCTAGCCTCCTTATTTTTGCTTTGGTGGAATGCTGTAATCTTTGTTCGATTATCTGGATACTTCTCTTTTAATATTCGTTTAACATTACGAGCAAAACCACGTCCGCCATTATTAGATTCTATATCTGCAATATTGACATGGTTTTTATGTAATAAGTCTGCCGTAGATTCTTCTGTGACCTCCATAGGGGCATCAGTAAATAATACATCAAGCACATATGCATAGTCTTTATATACGCCATAAGCAATAGCACATAAATAGTCTTCCCCAGTGTCCGCAGAATCGACATATGCCTTTATTGTAGTAAACAAAGGATATCCTTTATCATCTTTAGGAATATCATCATAAGTGCTGAAATATGTATATAACCTACCTTTTATATCAATAGGTAATTGCTGGTAATTGGCAGATGCAATGTCTTCGCCCATTGCCCTGCACTTCTCTTGGTAGCTTTCATAAGACAATACATCATCGCACAACATAGTACCATCGTCTTGCAAGGCTTTCATGGTTATTACCTTGGCTTTATCTCCAAAGTGTTCGATGGCCCTACCGGCTAGATCATCACTAGCCCAACGAGTCATGATTATGATTATCTTTCCGCCTTCCTCTAAACGTGAAAGCATGGTATTAGTGAACCAGTCCCAATGCTTGGCTTTTGTATTTTCGTTGTAAGCCTCTTCGGCGTTCTTGATAATATCATCAATGATAAGAATAGACGCACCAAAACCTGTAGCAGTACCGCTTGGAGATGTAGCTAGGTAAGAATTATAACCGCCCTCTAACGACCATATATCCATGGAGGCATCGCCACGTTTAATACGCACGTTAGGGAATATGTCTGTATATACAACTCTGTTTGCGTCTGCCTTTACTTCCTGAATATCATTGCGGACATTCTTTGCAAAGGTAGTGGATAGAGTCGTATTATACGAACCAGTCATAATCTTTTCTACAGGGTTTTTGCCTAATATCCATTTAACTGCCATCTGAGCTGTGCGGCTTTTACCGTGCCGAGGTGGCATATTCATTATTAGAACTTTTGCGTCCGGATCTTCATAGAACTCTTGCAACGTATCGCACAATTCGACTAGGTAGTCTCTGTCCTTCCTATAAAAGTCTGGTGCTTGCAAGTGGCAATAATAAAAAAACTCACGCCTAGCCAATTCATATTTGAATTGCTGCATGAGTTCCGGTGTGAGTTTCATATCCTCACCCCTCTTTATCGATTAGCTTTTTAAGTTCCTCTGTTGTTACACCTTCAAGAGGATTGCTTTGAACAGTTGTATTGACTTCCATTTCAGTTTTATCAGTCTGTCCAAGAAATTGCTTGCCAAGAAATATTGCCATTGCTGCAGATCTATCGGCCAGCTTCCACTGTTTTCGTCGTAAGCTAATCTTTCCTGCACTTCTCTTTTCGCGGAAAATGTCGGAAAAAGTCTTACCATACGTACGTTTGCACCATGCATTTAAGGTCTTATCAGAAACGTTTAAAACGAGAGTGATTTCCTCTTGTGTGGCTTGAATCTGACACATTGCTTCAAACTGACTCTGATTTATCACTTTTTTTGGTCGCCCCATTTTAGCCACTATCTCACCCCCTAGCTACTTCAGAACCCCTTTATTTTGTTTATACTTTCCGCATTCCTTATGCACCTTTGCGGTTTTTGTCTTTACTAACGAATGTGATGGTGCATACGATTTGCACATGTGATCAATATGAATTCCATTAGCCTTGCACCAACCTTTTACATTATTGAGGCATCGCCTCTTTTCACAATACACATCTGTCAATCGTATTCACCTCGCTTCCTTAAAATTTGTATACAAAAAGACCACCTAACCGTATGGATTAAGTGGTCTTTTGCTTTAGTGTTCTAGGTATTCACTGTGTCGTTGAGAGAGAGAGTATTTGTTTCCCTATTAACTCACACTATCATTATAAACTGTCAAGAAG